TTGGTTGGGTCGTGAATGGGTTGCTAAACATTGCGGGGAAGCACCCGTTAAGGGGGAGGCATACCCAGACGCCGCATTGGACGGCCCGATTGAGGCGGCAGCCAAAGAAATGATGCGAAGGGCTTTAAGTGTGCAAACAAGATCAATGAAATGGGTGGTCTCAGAAGAGAAGTGGCGAGCTGGTTGGGCGTATGATGATAAGTTTATGGCAGAGGCCAATAGAGTGTCGGCTGAATGTGTTGATGGCGATCTAAGATGGCTGCTGACCATTATGTGGATGATAAACCATGACTGGATTGTTGTATCGGAACCCAGAAAGGCAACAAAGGGCAAAATAAGACACGGCAAAGTCAGGCCTCTGAATACATTCCATCGTCTTAAATTGGCGCTGCCTAAAGAGCATATAATCATTAAGGCGAATGAGATAGGCTACGGAACGCCGAAGAGACAGCACGATGTCAGGGGGCATTTCAGAGTGTTAAAAAATCCGCACCGTAGAATTTGGATCAGGTCTCATAAGAGGGGCGACCCATCTCTGGGGGTTATTATGAAAGATTACGTCTTGGATAAAACAAAGGATAACTATAAGCCGGACCCTTATCAGACATACGATAGCGTTTGGTGATTGGGGAAAAAAATGGTTAAGAGTAATGCTGAAAGACAACTCGACTGGCGTGTTAGAAAGATACGGCAGGGGCTAAAGGGAAAGATGGTATATATACCAGATACACCCGAAGCGAATGCCGAGCTTAGACAGCTTGAAAAGAAGCTACAGGAGAAAGGATAATGGACATACTTGATTTCATAACGGTATTAATTGACGTATTTCTTCATATACTATGAAAAAGAAGGTGCGCGATCCGTCGTGGAAACTACGCCACGCCTTAGGTCATAGGGTCGAACCAGATCTGAAGAAATATACGCGGAAAACAAAACACAAAAAAAAAGTAGACAAAGCAAAATAACTTCTATACTTCTGTGTGTGGGCCCGTGCGTCTAAAAGATGGCGGGTTTTTTAATGGGGGAAAGAATGGATGCCGAGAGGATCGACGTTGTTGAATCTGAAAACGATGGCAACGCCGTATTTGAAGCCCGTATTATTGTCGAGTTTACCAGCATGGCAGAAGCCGAGTTCTTCGCCGAAGAGTTTATGGCGAGAGGAATGTTGGGCTTAATGGATTTTCAAGTGGAGAGTATGCACTGATGTGGTTAACAATTTTACTGATCTTAATGGGGGTCTGATATGCCGAAAGTAGGCGGTAGACACTTTGCTTATACCAAGAAGGGTAAGGCTGCGGCTAAGAAGTACGCCGCAAAGAAGAAGACCACCCGTAAAAAGAAGACCACCCGTAAAAAGAAGTAATGTTTGATAAACGGGAGCTACTTCTGGGAGCAATATCAATAGTATTCTTTGTAGGCGTGTTCTGGTTCTTTTCATAATCTCCCTGCGGATACACCACCGATAGAAAAATTTAGCACGTAGGTATCCAGCATAGATAAAATAACCTGGAAGTAGTAATGGCTAGAAGATTAAACCCACAACATGACGCCAGAACGCGGGAGAAAATACAGACAAGTCAGCTCGTTAACAGGTTGAATTCATTTGTATTAGATGGGACGGACCCAAAAACAAAGAAGCCAATCGAGATGAGTAGGGAACAGATAACAGTTGCGTTGGGTTTATTGAAGAAAACCCTGCCCGATTTATCGAGCGTTGAACTGAAGGGCGACGAAAGCAATCCGTTGAATATGTCGTTTACGGTCAAGTATGCAGACAGTGACTCTTCCGAGAGCGTTTGAGGATCTAAGACAGCCCGCGAGATACAAAGCATATTACGGGGGTCGAGGGTCGGCCAAGTCCCATTCATTTGCGACTGCTTTACTGATGCGTGGGGGTGAGAAGCCTCTCCGTATACTATGCGCTCGCGAGGTTCAGTTAAGTATCAAGGACAGCGTTAAACAGCTACTGGACGATAAGATAGCCGACTTTGGTATGGAGTCGTTCTATCAATCGTACCAAACAGAGATACGGGGCAAGAACGGGACGAACTTTATCTTTGCTGGTCTGGGTAAGATGACGGCAGATCAGATCAAGAGTATGGAAGGAATCGATATAGCCTGGGTCGAGGAGGCTCAGACAATCTCGGATAACTCGTTGGAGATACTTATCCCGACGATACGAAAGAGTAAGTCCGAGCTATGGTTCTCATGGAACCCAAGGCATTCGAGTGACCCGATAGACAAGAGGTTCAGAGGCGAAGTTGTCCCTGACAATGCGGTTATTAAAAAGGTCAACTATCCTGATAACCCGTTCTTTCCCAAGGAACTGGATAGCGAGCGGGAGTTTGACAGAGCTAATAATGCAGAACGCTACGGTCATATCTGGATGGGTGACTATGAGCCGACTGCAATAGGAGCCATCTGGGATCGGGCAACGCTACATTCGGGCAGGACTAAAGAGCCGCCTGGAATGAATAGAATAGTGGTCGCTGTAGACCCTGCGGTAAGTGATACGGACGGCTCAGACGAACATGGAATTATAGTCTGTGGGGTAGGCGAGGACAGTAAGGGCTACGTTCTGGACGACCTATCAAGGCACGGCTCGCCGAAGCAATGGGCGGAACAGACAATAGCGGCTTATGATAAGCATACGGCAGACGCAATCGTGATAGAGGTTAATCAAGGCGGGGATATGGTTCGGCATACGCTTGAGAGCGTGAGGCCGGGGATACGGATAATCGAGGTGCGAGCAACAAGGGGAAAGCACGTTCGAGCGGAGCCGATCTCGGCTCTGTACCAGTTGGGACGCATATCACACGCCGGGACGTTCGATAAGCTGGAGGATCAGATGTGCCAAATGACTTCCGCTGGGTATCAGGGCGATGGTTCGCCCGACAGAGTGGACGCTATGGTATGGGCATTTACCGAGCTATTCCCCAAGCTCAACAGACAGAAACCTAAAGTAGACCACCGCAATAATACGGGCGGGTCTTGGATGGGATAATGGACGATATTGTAAAAGAAGCTAAAGAGGCATTCGAGACTTGCCAGGAAGCGGAGGAGGAGAACCGCGACAACGCCGAGAGCGATATTAAGTTTGCCCGTCTGGGTGACCAATGGGACGAAGCCGACAGGAACAAGCGTAATAGAGAAGGCAGACCCGTTCTAACGATCAACCGTATGCCAGCTTTCATTAGACAAGTAGCCAACGACGCCCGACTGAACACACCCAGTGTAAAAGTGTTCCCCGTGGACGATAAGGCAGACGTAGAGTGCGCGGAGATACTCAACGGACTCCTGAGGAATATACAGGTTCAGAGTAACGCCGACGCTGCCTACGATACAGCGATGAGCGATGCGGTAACCGGGGGGTTTGGCTATTTTATCATTGATGTGGATTTCGCCTTCAATGACACGTTTGAACAGGATATTCTCATCAAGAGGATTGCCAATCCGTTTACGATACACGGTGATCCGAGAAGCACGGCGATAGACAGCAGCGATTGGAATATAGGGTTCGTCAGTGATATGATGAGCCACAGTGAGTTCGAGAAGGAATTCCCAGACGCAGATAAGGTGGATTGGGATGCCGACTTTGAATCAGAGAAAGACCTCGACTGGATAACTGAGGACTCGGTTAGGGTCGCAGACTACTGGAAGCGGGTAGAGGAACCCAGACCTATCGTTCTATTGAGTGACGGGCAAGTAATAGACGAAGAGGTCTATGAAAAGAATAAAGACTACTGGGACGTGTCTCAAGTATTCGTGGAGAACACCCGCACGGTTAAGTCATGGAAGGTCAAGAGGTATACTTTAAGCGGTCAGGAAGTATTAGAAGAGATCGACTGGCCGGGGATGTATATTCCCATTATTCCAGTATACGGCGAGGAGAGTTGGGTTGAGGGAAAGAGACATTTTAAATCCCTAATCAGGGACGCGAAAGACCCACAGAGGATTTATAACTACTGGCGAACGGCCTCGACTGAATTAGTGGCCTTAGCTCCCAAGGCTCCTTTCATTGGGCCTGTTGGTGCGTTCGATGAGGACGGGGACAAGTGGGCGACGGCTAATACCGACTCACATCCCTACTTGCAGTATGACGGACAAGTAGCCCCTCAAAGACAATCATTTGCTGGGCCACCGGCTGGAGCCTTACAGGAAGCCCTCAACGCCTCGGATGATATGAAATCCGTGGTCGGGATGTTCGATGCTTCTCTAGGTGCGAGGTCGAATGAGCAATCAGGAAGGGCTATTTTAGCGAGACAGAGGGAAGGGGACATTTCAACCTTCCACTTTATCGACAATCTCAATAAAGCGATACAACACGCCGGGAAGGTAATACTCGACTTAATTCCTCATGTATATTCGGGTGAAAGAGTAATCAGGGTCTTGGGTGAAGACGACAAGCCTGAGAACGTACAGGTCAATCAGCCGATCCCCATGATGCAGAACGGCCAGCCTGTTATGGATGAAATGGGTCAACCGAAGGCTCGTATCTATGATCTAACCAAAGGCAAATATGATCTTGTAGTCAGAAGCGGGCCGAGCTTTACGACAAGACGCGAAGAGGCTGCTACTCAAATGATGGAACTTCTCAGGGTGTATCCAGACGCCGCGCCTATAATCGGGGATATATTCGCCAAGAACCTCGACTGGCCTGGAGCTGATGAGATAGCCAAGAGACTGGAGAAGCTAACGCAAGGTCAGCCTGAAGACCCGGAGAAAGCCAATCTGTTAGCGCAGTTACAAATGGCCGTGGATAGAATACGGCAGCTTGAAGGGGATCAACAGGTAGACGCCGCCAAGATAAATATTGATAAACAGAAGCTCGACCTAGACAGGCAGAAGGTGGGCATAGATCAATTCGAGGCTGAAACCGACAGGATGGAAGCCCAGGCTGAAATACAGAAAGATTTAGCACAGGCGCAGAGTTACGGGCCTGTCATTAATTACCCCTTCCGGGGGTAAACCGACCAACCCTACGGGGAGTCGGAACCACAACCCATGAGGTAAACTATGGCTGACGAACAACCCGACGAGGGATTCGTTGACGATTCCGAAGAAGAGGAATCAACCCAAGCCCCTGAAGCAAAAGAAGCGGAAGAGGCTGAACAGGAACCAGTAGAAGAGGGTGAGGAGGACTCGGAAGAGCAAACCGAACCGCTCCCTGAAGTGGAGACTGTAGAGTTCGAGGGGCAAGAGTATAATATACCCCCGGAATTAAAAGACGCATTCCTTAAAAATAAGGATTACACGACCAAGACTCAGGAGATGGCGGAACAGCGGAAGGATCTGGAGACCGACAGACAACGGTTCCAGGAAGCCATTCAGTTGCAGACCGCCCATACTGAGGCTTACACCCAGCTTGGCATACTTGACCAGCAACTAGCTCAATACAATGAGATAGACTGGAATACATGGGCTGCCCAAGACCCTAATGCCGCGCAACAAGCGCAAATACAGATGGGTGCGTTACGGGAACAAAGAACACAAGCGCAGGGGAAGCTGCAATCTCTACACGCCGAAACTCAACAGCAGATGCACACTGAAACAGCAAAGGTTGTTGAGCAAAATCGTGCAAAGATAGAGAGATCAGTCCCTAATTGGAGTTCAGATACCGAAAAGGCTGTTTTTGACTTTGGGATACAAAGCGGCCTAACCGAGAGTCAACTGGCCGGGACGAACTACGATCCTGTTTTAATAGGGATTTTAAATAAAGCCCGACTA